ATCTTTATATTTTCCGGTTCCAAGGACAGATACCCAAAAGGTTACGTTTGATACTTACCTTACGACCTTGTATCTGGACACGTGGTTCATGGAATCCACAGACTGGCGGGCATATGCTGACGCTGCTACAGTGCGAGACAGTCTGATGATGGACGAGTGCAAAGTAAATCTGATGAACAAGGACGGAACATTGGATGGGAAGTATATTCGTCTCACAAATCCGATTACTTCATCAGTAGATACAGGCGTTGTAAAAATGACCTGTGGAATCAAACATTACTACTCACTGAACCGGGAAGGCGGCGGGGTAGTATCAAAATTCAATATATCTGGGCTTTTTGGCACCGATGCAACGTATGAGGCGTGGTACAAGGCAACCGAAGAGCTACGCAAAGAACAGGAGGTACAACATAAATGCCTACAAGACGTACTGAACCGGCTGTAGTGGAACCTGCGGAAACTGTGAAGCAGGAAACTAAAGAGCCAGAAACTAAATACAGAGTGGACAAGTTGCGTGCAAAATGTATGCAGCTTTTTCACATCACAACCAGCACCTTTGATGGTGCTATGTATGGTTGCGCAGCAACCGAAATGACAATTAGTGAAGCGCAGGCCAGAATCAACAAATGGCTTGGAAAGGAGTGATAAAGCATGGCAGGAGGTACTTTTAAATTATCTTCACCGAAAGTAAGACCGGGAACATATGTCGTTACTAAAAACGGAAAACAGCCGACAGCTTCCAATGCGCCGTCTGGTATCGCAATTATTCCGCTGATCGGATATGACTGGGGGCCGAGAGGGGAGATGATCCATCTTACCAATGAATCCCCGGACGCTGCAAAGCTGAAATTCGGACGTTCCATTTACGATGACAATGAATGTATGGTTATGCTTCAGCTCATGTTCCTGAATGCTACTGAGGTGTATACATATATCGCAGGTGGCGGAGAAAAGGCAAAAGGAACTATCACCTTAAAGAGCGGTACCGGCAATGTTACCGCAAAGTATCCGGGAACCTTAGGAAATAAATTAAAGATTGTTTCTGTAGCAAACCCGGAGGGTGGATTTGATGTTTCCGTAGTTCTTGATGGATCAGAGGTTGAACTTATCGAAGGAGCGACGAAAGTTACTGATTTGAAATCTGATTATGTGGATTTTGTAGGAGAAGGAGAACTGACAGCGTTTGCATCTGCATCTCTGACCGGCGGTACTAACGAAGATTCCAAAGTGAATGCTTCGGTAGCAACTTTCCTTGATATGGCAGAGAAAATCAAGTTCAACTATATGGCATTGCCGACCAGCGAAGCGTCTCTGATCACTGCGGCTGTGACGAAGATCAAATATATCCGTAATTCCATCGGCTGGAAATGTGGCCTTGCGGTTGCAAACTCCGCATCGGATTATGAGGATATTTACAATGTGACAAACAGCTTTGAATATGCTGGAAATGAGCTGACAATTCCGCAGGCTACGGCATGGCTGGCAGGCGCAGCGGCAGCAGCCGGATATACCAAATCTCTTACATACACAACCGTTACCGGAGCAACCGGCGTTGTAGGAGCAAAGACAAATGAAGAGTCAATTCAGGCAATCAAGAAAGGCGAAACATTCTTCACCGTTAGCGAATCTGGCGATGTAATCCTTGAGTATGATGTGAACTCCAAAGTTACATTTACTCAGGATGATCCGACAGACATTCTGAAGGGGCGTCCTTGCAGAGTATATGATAGCTTTGCAAATGATCTGCTTCTTACATTTGTACCGGGCAGATTCAACAATGACGCTACTGGCTGGTCTGTTATGGAGGGGCTTGGACGAGCAATCTTAAAGGCTTACCAGAATGATGGAGCAATCCAGAATGTAGACGAAGAAAATGACTTTGTCGTAAACAGAGGCGCTTCTTCGGGAGAATGCGTATATTTCACCTGCGGTATTCAGCCGGTGGATTCTGCTGAGAAATATTACTTCACAGTTATTGCTCGGTAAAGAAAGGAGATTATTATGGCAGGACGCGTAAATAAAAGCCCTCTCTGCGCAAGAGAGGGAAAGATTTATATTGACGGTACTCTTGTGGCTGATTCCTGCAAGTTTCAGTTACACGTCACCCCGAAAGTGTGGGAAGGCAAGACACTGAGCGAAAAAGGAACGAATCGTCGCTGGATTGGGTATGACATCACAGGTACACTGGAACAGTGGAAAACAACAAATTTGTGGAAGAAAAAAGTGCTTGATTATATCAAGACCGGCAAGACACCGGAGTTTAAAATTCAGGGAATCTGCGAGGATAAGTATTCCGACTATTACGACAAAAACAAAGGTGATTCCGTTACTGCGATTGGCTGTGTAATTACAGGTAAGATCGCTCTTATGGATTTGGACACCGATGGAGATGTTGTAAAAGATTCTATCGAATTTGGCGCAAAAGATCTTGCGTAATATAAGGGCATGAAGCAAAGGGAGGGCAGTGGCTCTCCCTTAAATTTTTGGAAAATCAATCATAAGGAGGACAACAGATATGGATATGAATTTAAAAGCATTTATGAAAGCAGAGTTAAAAGAGAGAGGAACTGTGGAGTTTCCGGGCGTGCCTACATTCACTGACGAAAAAGGGAATCCGGTACCTTTCATCATTAAACAGCTCTCTATGAAAGAGATCAAAGAGATCCGAAACCTGTATAAAACCACAGAAGTTTTCAGAGACAAAAAGAATGGCAACAGACCGGTTATTGAGAATGGACAGGTTGCTGTTCGCAAGGATTATGACGCTGAGAGAGCAGGTCTGCATATTATGGTTGACGCATTTGTTCAGCCGAAACTTGATGATCCTGAACTTATGGAGTTTTATAAGGTTAATGACCGTCTGGATATGCCGGAAACGCTTTTTGCAAATAGAGACGATTTTCGCTATGCAAACAAGTGCGTTATGGAAGCGTGTGGGCTTGCAGCGAAGCAGGACGAGGAAGAGACTGTTGAAAAATTAAAAAACTAATGTCTGGTGCGGTACAGACACCAGATGGCACAGACTGGCAGTACGCGCATATCCTCTGGCAAAAGAGGGGATTACGCATGGAAGAATTTGCCGAAATGCCAAGAAACGTGCAACTGGCCTATATCGCATCAGAAAGACTTGCTAATGATTATCCTATTGAGTCATCCGACAGATTGGCAAAGGTCTATATAAAGACAACTTAGTGGAGGTATTGCATGAGTGATGTTTCTGTTAGGCTTACATTACAAGATGATGTAAGCTCAAAGCTTTCCCGCGTTTCCTCCGCAGCAAGGACATCTGCAACACAATTACAGCAGGTGGGGCAACAGATTGACCGGGCATTCAGCAGCAATTCACCTGAGCAATTTGCCAGCAGTCTTGGAAATGCAATGGATAGGGCGGCAAGCAGCATGGATTCTCTCGGAGATTCCGTTGGACAGGCAATGGAAGAGCTGGAGCAAAGCTCCGCTGTTGATTTTTCCGAGGGATTTGAAAATGCTGCCGATGGTGCCGGCGAGCTTACAAGGGCGGCGGAGGATGCAGGGGAGAGTATTGACAGCCTATCGGAATCCACTGAAAGCCTTGGAGACAGCGTAGATGGTCTGGGCGACGGAGACGGTCTCGACAATTTGGGAGAGAGTGCAGAAGAAGCCGGATCAAATATGGGGGAAGCGGAAGGTAAAGCGAATAGCCTTGCGGATTCCCTAAAGAAACTATTTGCAGTCGTATCAATGGCTGCCGTATTAAGCCAGGTCGGAAAGTATGCTTCGGACGCTATAGACATCGGCAAAGATTATACAGCTATGATGTCAGAAGTACAGGCGCTGTCTGGGGCAACCGGTAGTGATCTGGCTCTTTTACAAAATACTGCCAGAGAGTACGGCGCAACAACGGTTTTCAGCGCAACTGAGGCAGCCGAAGCCCTTAAATACATGAGTCTTGCCGGTTGGGATGCACAGCAATCATCTTCTGCATTGGGAGGCGTGCTGAACCTTGCAGCTGCAAGTGGAATGGAACTGGGACAGGCTTCGGATATGGTTACCGATTACTTATCTGCTTTTGGAATGCAGGCTCAGGATTCGGCGTATTTTGCTGATATGCTCGCACATGCACAGGCGAACAGCAACACTTCCGCAGCACAGCTTGGAGAGGCTTACCGAAACAGTGCGGCAAACTTAAATGCAGCAGGACAGGACGTAGAAACGGTAACTTCCATGTTGGAAGCAATGGCTAATCAAGGTTACAAGGGATCGGAAGCCGGCACCGCACTTACCGCAGTTATGCGTGACATCACGAATAATATGGAAGACGGCTCGATCAAGATTGGCGAGACATCTGTGGCTGTATCTGATGCACAAGGTAATTTCCGAGATCTTACGGATATTCTTCTTGATGTGGAAAAAGCCACAAATGGAATGGGAGAAGCTGACAGAGCTGCGGCACTGGGAGCCACATTTACTGCCGATTCTACAAAGGGCTTGAACTTAATGCTGAATGAAGGCGTTGAGAACATTGCCAGATACGAAGAGGCGTTGCGTGGATCTACAGGCGCAGCAGAGGATATGGCTGACACCATGAACGACAATCTGAACGGCGACATGGCGAATATGAACAGCGCATTTGAAGAAATGGAGCTACAGACATTTGAAGCTATGGAAGAGCCAATGAGAGAGGGCGTTCAGTATCTAACCAATACCATTATCCCGATTCTTACGGAATGGGTACCGACTGCATTTGAGTCCTTTGCTTCCGGTGCGAATAAGCTCGGAAATGCACTGAAACCTTTATTTGAAACCATATTAAAAAATCCGCAGGCAATCACCGGGGCACTCACAAGCCTTGGGGCTGGCTTTCTTGCAATGAAAACGGTATCTACCGGAATGAATATTGCAAAGGCCGTTACTGACGCAGGCAGTCTGACAGGTGCACTGGGAAAATTTGCTGGATCACTTTTCAGCAATCCTTGGGCGGCGGGCGCAGCGGCAGCGGTTGCGGCGCTTGCTGCTGTAGGAGTGGCACTCCACGAATACAGCGAAATGAATATTGACAGCAACCTACAGGCACATTTTGGCACTGTA